CTGCGTTCCTGTGTAGGGATTTCCCACATCCATCCAGAAGACGCTGCACGGGCTCGGGTGTACGGACGAATTTGTCCGTTGGGGTCGCTTTCTGTTGGAAAAGGAATTGCTGAGTTGCATAGCAAAAATTCACTAAAAGAATTCCAGTCCGCATCGCCAACTTCATTCATTAATACTCGGCTAAAACCTGAGGCGTCAAACCAAAAGTCGGCATCTATCGCATCGCCCTGTTTTGTTAGTACCGAAGCAATAAGCCCATCTTCGTCCTTTACGACAGATTCAACTTCCCCATCAACAAACTTAACATTCCGCTTGAAAGCCAATTTTGTAAAATACTCATTTAGTTTAATTGTGTCAAAATGAAACTGGTTAGTGTTCTTGTGTAAACCTTCTCTATTGATTTTGTTCCGTACCATGCCAACACTTGATGTTTGACTAGTTAGCGTTTTCCCAGATTCAATAATCCCCATATATGCTGCAAAGAATCCGTAGCAGAAAATATCATCGACATGACCCACACTATGAAAATAGTCTTTTGTGTGCGTAGTCCAGTTTTCGTAGCGTATTCCGTACTTATGCGTAGCCAGAGTTTCTACCAACATCTCCTCAAGAGGGATATCGACTAATTCCATGAATTGTTTCCAGTGCTCCGTAGACCCCTCACCTACCCCGATAATGCCAATCTTTGAAGAAGATAAAACAGTTATTCTGCAAGTAGGGAAAGCCCTACGCAGGATAAGTGCCGTGATTAGTCCAGCAGTACCAGAGCCGACTATGCCAAAGGTTTTTATACGGTCGTTCATTGTTTTCCTATCCTTGATACCAAGTAACGAGTGAATGTTTTACACCTTTGGTCACTGGGTGTGCTATATGCAAGTAAGGAAAGTTAGATGGGAACATGATGACTCTTCCGCATATTGCCTCAACAGTAACATCAAAAAGCGGAAACTCTAATTGACCACCTTCTTCTGAGGTCGATAAGAATGAAACCATGCTATATACCCTGCGATTATCTGGAGCATGGTCGTGATGCGGCTTGTATTCCGCTTGTTCCAAATACTTTAAAAGGGAATACGGCTCATGCATGGCGGTTGGAATTAAAAATTCGCTTCTGTAGTCTTCCGAAACCTCTTCAATAGGATTGCGGATTGTTTCTGTAAAGAACTTCGACAAATCCGTTTCTGGGTATGGCTTCATTAATGGAACAAGGGAACAATTTAAAGATGTTCTATGGGATGTGGCTTGCCCAGACCCTACATAAGAGCCACCCCATGACAGTTCAGACCAATCTGATTCTGTCTCTTTTTCTAGGCTTTTCAAAAACTTACTTGCGTTATCGGCGGTAAACACATCTTCATAGAGGGATATGCATGTTCCCAGTTTTGTATGCTTCATATTACTGTGAACTCTCCTTGGTAATAAGTTTCAGCATCATTATCGACAATGGAAAACTGATGCAAGCCTAGCGTACTAAATCGTGAACGAAACCTAAGAGAATGATTCGTGATGACTATTGGCTTAATTACTTGAGAACAAGAATTCAAGTCCGTTGCTACCATGTGCGTATGTCTGGGGAAATCGACGAATTCGTTTGTAATGTCCAACATATGTATGAAGCCTGCTTTTACTTCGTCCATGCAGTCAGTAAAATCATCTTCTGGGAAAGACATAATACAGATTTTATCAATATCTTCTTCTATACGAATTGATAGTTGAGACTCTTTCGACAGTTTGACTGCTTCATCTGGCACCCCACCCATGCTGGATGGGACACAAACAAACCTTTTCACGCAATCTCTGTCAATTTTCTTTCAATCAGTTCTACGCTGTTTAGCAGGGTTGCTAGTCGCTGCTGTTCGCCTATTAAAACTTCCGAAATAGTATAGTTTTCTGCATCAAAGGTATCTGGGTCAATGTTTGAGCGGAGAAGCAAGTGAAAAATCTCCGACTTAACATTTGCCAAACTACTTTCCAGTACGGCTTTTTTCTGTTGTGTGTTTAGACCGTAGTCCATGTTGTCTCCTCTATGAGTTGATGAGTAGGTATGCAGAGCCTTGGGTTGCACTTATGCTACCATACGAGCCCTGCGTTGTATCGTATGTGATTGTGTTGGCGACCGTATCTGATACGACTAATATCGCTCCGCCGCCTCCGCCTCCGCCTGCAGCGCCTGTTGAACCCGTAGAACCTGTGGCACCAGGTGAACCTGCAGAACCATTCGGAGCAGTTCTTGCAGGTGCGCCTGCGCCAGTATTTGTTCCATCGTTTACTCCACCAGCACCACCTGGGTAGTGTGCGGAAGCATCAGCGTTAGGGTGACTTGCCGAATGATTATGGTGATGATAATCAGCACTTGAGTGAGGGTGGTGTCCGTGGGTATGGCTATGGTGAGGAAGTCCAAAGTGTGCATGTGTGTGTCCGTCGTGACCACCAAAAGAGCCGTGGTAGACCAAAGTGTGGTGATGACCATTGCCGTCAGGTTGGGCGCTACTGTGATGCCCGTTGGGTTTTGAATGAGGATTAGGGGGGTAATGAACCCAGTGTCCCTGTCCGTTGTAGTGGGGTATCCATGCATGCCAATAGTGACCATCCCAGTGAGTAACACCACCGTGTGGTCCGTCGTTATGAGGGTGATGGTAATGACCACCATGATGCCAGTGAGCACCTTCAACATTTAGGTGACCTACAAATTTACCAAAATCCACATGGTGATGAGGTTTTACTATGTGCCCATGACGGTCAGAATGTATCGTCGTGTGATTGTGGTGGTTATGTGTTCTTGTATGTGGAGCATGAGTATGCCCAGGAGCCACATGGTGATGGTCTGTACGACCAGGTGCAGCGGTGCCGTTTGCACCGTTTGCACCTTTAGGTTGATGTTGCCCTGTGCCGCCTGCAGAACCAGGACTCCCTGCAGAACCAGGACTTCCTGCAGAACCAGCAGAACCATGACTACCAATAGAAATTATTTTTCCTGCACCAAGGATTGTTTTAGCAACAACAAGAACAACTCCTCCACCTGCACCCGCAGAGCCTCCTGCGCCTCCCGTTCCTCCAGCACCGCCTGCTCCTCCAGCGCCACCTGTTCCGCCTGTGGCAGTAGGGTTGGCTGAACCATCAGCGCCAGGGTTTCCTCTTCCGCCTGGTACACCGACTGTTGTTGCACTAGGTCCGTACCCGCCGTTAGAACCAGCCGCGCCAGCCTTACCTGGCCAAGAAGCAGGTGTCTCGCTTGGTGTACCTGATGCTCCAGCCGCCCCTGGCGCACCACTAGGACCTGTTGAACCAGTTGCCCCAGCGTTTCCTTTAGAACCTCCACCAATAGCGACGATAGACCCAGTGGTATCAACCATGATTCCAGAAAGCATCATATTGATGTCTTTATACAGGTACGAAGGCAACTGCGGAATAGAAGGAGCCGATGTTCCGCCGCCCTGACCGCCCGCCCTGTAGGTTATTGCTGCTTGCGAATGACCTTTAACTGTTCCGTCTGCAACAACAGTGGCTGAAGGACTAACAGTCGCACCAGACACAGCACCAATACCCATATGACCATCCAAGGTCAATGTGTTTCTTACAAAAACTCTATATCCATTCGTTAACAAAACACCCGACGAAGTAATAGTCAGAGAGTTATAAAACATGTCAGAAGTTAAAGTAACCGCCGAAGAAACAACAACATCACCATCCATGCCTGTCCCATACACAGAGTCGTTTCCTGCTCGTGTAACACTTTTTTCTATTCTTGAAATTGGCATATCACACCTGTGACATATAGTAGACGGTTCCTGGGTTTTGCCCAGTCACATCAGTCGTAATTCCAGCAGCCAGAACCTCAGCAGAAGAAACAATAAGTATTACCCCACCGCCTGCAGGTGCAGTTCCTGGTGCTTTGATGTAAGCCGTACCTGTCGCTGGACCAGAAATGTAACGAGCGGCAATGATAACTATTCCACCTCCAACTTGGGCTAGTCCACCAGCACCTCCACGCAAAAAGGTAGGTCCACCTGCTGCAGTGATTGAGTAACCAGTAACTGCTTGTCGTGGAACTTTAAAATAGTTAGCGCCACCTAGCGCTGCCGTTGGAACTGTTGATAGATACCCAGTCGCAGCACCACCCAAAGAATGAATGACCGCTTCTAGTATTCCGCCACCCTGAGCGATGGAACCAGCAGTTGCGAAGCCAGTTGTGTAACCAACCGTGGAGTTGTTCCCCATAAACTTCAGCGTGCCTTTGACAAAGATTCTGTATCCATTAGGGGCGAGACGAACGCTCGCATTGATAGTCAAGTCGTTAAAGTACATATCGCGCGTCATTGAATACACGCTTGAAGATGGAGCCATGCTGAGAATAGTTGTAGTTCCGTCCAGTACTGCATCGCCGTCTGCGCCAGTTCCGTAAACAGAATCAACGGCTTCGTTGAAGTAGGCGTTCCAGACCGTTCCGTCAAATTGCCAACTCTTGGGACCAACAGTAAAAATCTGATTTACATACGGAGAAGATGGAAAAGTAATAGCAGCCATTATTAACCTGCTATTTCTGTAACAACAATTGAAGACATTCCTCTTGGACGCCCAGTAGCATTTGTATCATCAATACTTCTGTTTATTGCAGCAGTACCAGCACCATTGGTACATATTTGTATTTTGTATGTAATAGAACTTGTTGTTGCTGGAGAGTCAAGGTATTGAATAGTTCCTTGAGCCATTGAGTTTCCATTTGGCTCAGCAGCAATAGATACTTGTGTTCGTGAACCAGCAGCATCACCGACGGCTATTGCTGTTGTATCTCTAACTAGTCTTACATATGTTGTATTTGCTGCATATGTTGCACCAATATTCATTGATGCTTGAATGAGTATTTTAGATGATGTTGATTTTGGAGTTATTGTTACGCTATAGCCAGTTACATCTGTAAATGTTGTATTTGTTGTCGTAAAAGTGTCAGTTTTGTTTGCTGCAACAATCTGTAAAACGCTCCCCGATGCAGCAGTTCCTGATGCTACATAGCGCCATGATGTGCCGTTATAAACGGCCATCATTCCAGTATCAGTCTCGTAAATTGTCTGCCCAGTCCAAGGACCTGATGGACGAGTAGATGAAGTAACTGGTAGTGGCGACATTGCACCAGCACCTAGTTCAACCCATGCCGAGTTGTAGTAGATGTAAGTAGAACCAGTAGTTGAGTTGAACCAAAGGTCACCAGCAGCAGGAGATACTGGAGCAGTTGCAGAACTTGTTAATGGCGCACCGACACCTGTAGCGCCTGTAGCGCCTGTTGGTCCAGTCGCTCCCGTAATTCCCGTAGGTCCTGTTGCGCCTGTTAAACCTGTTGGGCCTGTCGCCCCAGTAGCACCGATAGGAACCACGAAGTCCAAAACCGCAGCACCCGATGTTCCGCTGTTCGTTACAGAACCTGTTGCTCCACCGCTTGTGGTTCCAACCGTGACTGTTGCAGCAACACCAGTCGGTCCTGTTGCGCCCGTTAGACCAGTCGGTCCTGTTGCGCCAGTAAGACCCGTAGGACCAGTAGCGCCTGTTAAACCTGTCGCTCCAGTAAGACCAGTCGGACCAGTCGGACCTAGTGGTTGCGGACCAACTTCAACCCAGTAAGAATCGTAATAAACATATGTAACTGAAGTTGATGAATCAAACCAAAGGTCGCCCGATACTGGTGATGCTGGAGCAGTATCAGAAACGCTCACATACGCTACGCCTGTAGCACCAGCAGGTCCTGTTGCGCCCGTTGGACCAGTAGCGCCAGTTGCACCGTCAGAACCAACATAGCCGTTAGAACCAGATGGACCAGTAGCGCCAGTTGCACCCGTGGGACCAGTTGCGCCCGTGGCACCAATGCTCGCAATAACCAAAATAACAGCATGGTTATTGATGAAACCAGTAGTACCGACGCCACCAGAAGAAACAAACGAAACAGGGAAATCAAGCCACGAGTTGCCGTGGTCCACAACGGTTCCGTTAATCGTCCACGACTGAAAGTTGGCAGAGTTATTCTGGTCTTGAATAAATATTCTGTCGCCGCTTTTAAGCAGACCAAGAAACAAGTCAATATCGTTATTGGCTGTGTCAAGATGGTTTATTTGTAACTGCGTGGCACTAATCTGTGTTGCGTTGTTGTAGGTAATATGACCGTCACCAGGGTCACCGCTAGTAGAACCAGTTTTAACTTGGTAGTTATAAAAACTTGATGACTGACCTTGTGGACCCGTTGCACCAGTCGCACCAGTTAGCCCTGTTGGACCTGTTGCCCCATCAACGCCACCCAATCCAACAGTACCTGCCTCACCAGGAATACCACTAGGCCCTGTTGCGCCCGTGGCACCAGTTAACCCCGTGGCACCAGTAAGTCCAGTAGCCCCAACCCCAGTTGCACCTGTCGCTCCAGTTAAACCCGTAGGACCGACAGGACCAGTCGGCCCACTTGGCCCAAGAGGCTGTGTTCCAACTTCAACCCAGAAAGAATCGTAGTAAATAAAAGTTTTACCAGTGTCGGACTCAAACCAAATCTGACCAGCAACAGGAGTGCTCGGAGCGGTGTCGGAGATTGTTGCTCCACCTGCAGCAGTTGAGTTCACCCATGCGGTGCCGTTCCATTGCAAAACCTGATTAGTGGCAATGCTCGTTATGGTTACATCGGTTAAGTCATCAAGCGCAGCAACGGTAGATGCAGTGCCAGGAGAGAACTTGCCCCCGCTGTATTTGAGCACTTGGTCAGTAGTAGCCCCAGAAGTATCTACTTCAATGCCGTCAATAAAAAGAGTGGGAACTTTTAATGTGTCGTCAGTTTTGAGGACATCCGCTCCATCGCGGTAGAGATTTACATCCCCAACATTGGTTCCGTCACCCCAGACAATGCGTCCGCCGCCTTGAACTTGGAGTCTCGCATAGGTGTCGCCGTCAACATAAATCGTTAACCCGTCAGAACCAGCAGATGACAACTGCCGAATAGCAATAGGGGTAATAAATTTTTGCGCCACGACCTCAATCGCTTCCTATGTTGTTGCCCCTCAGGGCAAGGCTAGTTAAGCCTTTTTGCCGAAGGCTGTATCTTTTGGATTCAGATAACGAAGGATAACAGGTAGTGCTGCTGCCCAGAGAGCATTAGCGGTAAGTTTCAAATCGCTTGTTGCTACATATGTTGCGACTGCTGCACCAAGGACGCTTCTTGCGTACGATGCTGCCATTGCTTTTTGTTCTGCTGTGATTTTCATGTTTTCCTATCCAGTTACGACGATGTGGAAGTCGTCTGCACCGATTGTTGAACCGTTAATTGTTACGGACAGTGAGTCATTAGTTCCACGAACAACATCACAGTTGACCGTTTCTCCTGTTGACACTTGATAAACCTGAACGGTTACATTCTTTGTGTTGAAGTTATGTGTAACGGTCGTGACCGAAGTAGTACCGATAGAGGCAGCACAAGCCTGATGGGCAGTACGAGCAAGGGTCGGAGAGCCATCCGTAGTTCTTCCCGTGGCTTCACCAGAAGCCGATGCTAAGTTGGTGCGAGCACCAGACTCTGTTGAGGAACCAGTACCACCAGAAGTAACAGCGATGTCGGTTGCGGCAGAACCCCATTCACCAGTGGTGATTGTTCCAAGGGTTGTGATTGAAGACTGACCAACATAGGTCGATGCAATATCAATGGCGTCTGAGACAATTGCTGTCCTGTTAGCAGTGACATTGACATTGACTTGTGTTCCAATTTTGCTGAGACCATCACCAGCATCAAACGAGCCAGCACCAGAGAACTGTGTCCAAGTAATTGCGTCAGTGCCAACAGTAATTGTTCCGTCTGTTGAAATAACAAAACCAGAGTCAAAGTTGAGAGTTCCTGCTTCTACGAAAACAAAGGTTCCACTTGTGAGTTCACCAGTATCTGCCGTTCCGTTAGCATCGGAAGCACGAACTGCTGCACCAGAAGCAGTTGCAACATAAATACCGTTTTGCGATGCTGTTGCTTGGTCTTTTACAAGAACACGGTCACCAGTAACAAGAGTTACGCCGTCAATTGTATCGCCGTTATTCAGGTCTGTTGTAAGGTTGATTGCGCCAGTCGTCGCAACTCGTACTGACTGCTTAACATCAAGACCTTGACGGGCAGCATCCACATAGCCTTTGGTGGCAATATGTGCCGCAAGTGTTGGGTCAGAGACCTTAGCCTGACCGCCTGCGTCACGCTGAACAAGTTTACCAAAGGTATTTTCGGCAGTGGAGTCGCCAAGTTTGGTAAAATCTGCTGCGGTTAAAAGACCAGCAATTGATGCTGTCGCCAGAACTGGGGTGATTGTTATCTGACCGTTTGTCTCTGAGATTGTAATAGCAGTCGCATTTGCTCCACCAGAAATTACGCCATTGGTGCCTACAGCCCCTTGACCAATTGACGCAAGAAGCGTTCTCCACGCAGTCCCAGACCAAACCTTAATGACATCTTCGCCAGTGTGATAGATGAGGCGACCCTCAAAGTTGCCAGACGCTGGGTCGGAAGGCACTTGTTGCAAAGTGGCATTGACAATCTGGTTCTGATTGAGGTCAATATGTGTAAGAAATTTTGTTGCCATTGGACATTGCCCTTATGTTAGATATGCGAATCCCGAAAACGGCACAGTGAAGAAAACCCTCACTTGTGTGTCACTTATATATTGTACTTCACCAAAGACTGTAGTTCCTGCAGAATCAACGATAGTAACAGAAGGTTTCCCGTGTAATGGATGGTTAATAATCCAAGTACTTGACGAAGTTGGCTCATTGTGTACATAGCGCGTATTGAAGTGAGTTGCCTCAATTAATGCGGTAAAAAATGGGATTTCGGGCCAACCCTCATCGGTTTTCGGACCGTAAAAGTCTCCTGTGGCTTGGTCGATATAGTAATCGCCAGTTCTGCCGTAAGTACTTGAGATAAAGGGCACTCTTAGAACTCCACTTCGATTGTCCAAGGAGCGCCAGAGCCACTCAAGAAATTGGTCTGGATGCTCTCGGTAGAGAAAGTTGTAACTCTAATTAAATTTGGCTGAATCTCATCCACGGAGACAATGTTCTTCATCTCAGAGATGTTGACAATATTGGCATCGCTCATCGTGTCACCTCTTTTGCAAGGTTAAATTTACCCTTGACAACCTTGTAGACGATTCCAGAACCGTTGTAGATTTCCAAGTCGTAATAGCCGCTCCGCTGAATAGCAGCAGTCTGAGCAGCAGTCATGGTTAAACTTATCTCACCAAAAGTCGTACTGATTTCAATACCAGCGGACGGATTGGAAGTTGCAGCAAAAAGAACGGTCGTGGAGTCAACTTCACGCCGAATCTGCAGTCTTGCCTGATAACCCTGCAGGTTGTAGACGGTTTCATCGGGGTTTTGAACGCGGAATGTCCGTGTCAAGGTAGCGCCCTGTTCACAGGTTATGTTGTAAATTCCAGCAATCATTACTGCCTCCATGTGCTATATGCATTTTAGACCATACGGCGTCCCTGCAAGGGAAGGTAATGGGGACTACATATCTTCGTAGTCGTCCTCTTCGTCGGTGAATGTGTCTTGACCATTGATAACCATGTCCATTGCTACTCGGAGCATGCCTGTGGCAAGCCAAGGGGTCATGGCGGTGGAGGTGAGAATTGATAGGCGGTTGTCGTCGTTGCCTACGACTTCTGCTACAAAAATGAAATTGGAGATGACTTTGTCAGGCATCGCCTCTTTCATCATGTCAACAAATTTAAGAAGAACTGTCTCTTCATTTTCCTCTGGGGAATCCATCTCTTACTTCCAATTGATTGAGGCGAGCAGTAAGGGTGTCTATCTCAGTGCTAAGTTTCCTGTTTCTATCATCGCACAGTATCATCTCTTCTTGTATAACTTCCAAGGAAAAAGTGAGTCGCTCAACCTCATAGCGAAGGTCTTCAACAATTTTATTGTAGCCATCAAAAATAACTTGGACTTGACGATTCTCTGCTTGTTGAGAATTAGATTTAAAGCCCAGTTTTTGACCTCGCAGCATTACGAAAGCGGATATACAAGCCGTAACGAGCGAAAATATTGCTACTGAAGTGCTTGTCATTGTATTCACGCTTTATGCCCCTGTCAATACAAATGTACTCCCATATTTTACTACATCTCGTTGGTTGATGTCGCATACAATCCAATTTTGTCCATCATTAACACGAATAGATTGAAGTTTTACATATCCGATGCCGTGATGGAATGCATAAATATTCTTGACGGCAACCCATTCTCCGTTATGCCACGCCTTGATTGACTTCATTAGATTTCAAACCAAATGTCCCCAACAACACCAGTAGTACCAGGGTTTGTTGTTTGCACATAAATACGAGGAGTGACGCGTGTCGCACCAAGAATTGCACCGCTCGTTCCTTCGGCGTTTGCAACGCCACCAGTATTTCCATACTGATACAACTTGGCGTTGTTAACTTCAGTTTCGGTGTAATAAATAGTGTTGTGTGTATGACTGTCATCAGCCACAGTTACGGTCAAGGTCGCATCAGCAGAACCGTTGATTGATACTGAACCAGTAGCGTCACCAGCCAAAGTAATAGTGCGAGATGTTGCCCATGTTGTTGCGGTAGCAATGTTGCCGTCAATGAAAGCAATCGTTTTCGTGGAAGACGCTTGGCGCAACTTGAGTGTTCCAGCGTTATTCCAAAGGTCACCAGTTACTGGAGCAGAAGGGTCTGCAGAACCCGCAGATAACAGAATGCTTGCCGTGGAAGTTCCCGAAGCAACAGTCGTCAATTTGCCAGTAATCGTTCCGCCAGCATAAGGAAGAGCCAAAGCAGCAAGGTCATACGCAGTCTTTACTGATGCTGGTGTAGCCGCAGTTGTTGTTGAAGTTGAAGAAACAGAGTCTGTTAATTGAACGGTTCCTGCAACTGAAGTGGTACCAGAACGAACCTGAACAGAACCGCTAGCAGTGACTAAACCTTTAGCGTTGACCGTAAAGGTGGGAATGTCATGGTCGGTACCGTACGAACCAGTAGTTGTGTTGACTGTGGCGAGCGTTACAGCAGCGGACACGGCTGCAGAGCCATCAACCGCTGACAGGGTTGCAGTGGCATCACCAGTAAGGCTCAGGTTGCGTGCAGTAGCCCACGCCGTAGCGGTAGAGGCATTACCCGATAATGCGGCAGTTATTGTGCCAGCAGTGAAGTTGCCAGTTGCGTCACGAAAAACCAAAGTTGAAGGGGTATTAGCGGTTGCGGACGCAATCGTCAAACCAATATCTCCAACGACGCCCGTATCGTTAGCAATCGAAATTCCAGAGCCATGTACGGTGAGTTTGCGTGTTGCCGCAGTTCCTGAAGCCGTACGGACAATAATTCCTGTTGTTGACAATCCCGCGACTGCTGTGAGGTCGCTATCTAATGGCTGAAGGTCTGCATGAACATGTCCTGCAGGAAGTACTGGAAAAATCTGAGTGTATGGGTGAGTTACCGAAGCAGTCGTATCTCCACGGAAATAAAGTTTTCCATTTGTGTTATCCCAAAAAAATGACTTAATATTTGCTGCCGCAGAGGCTGGAGGAGTTGCTGTAGCGGAAGAAGTAAAAAGTGCCCCATCCTCGCCAATAGATGCAAAAGCATCCGTCATTTGTTCGCGCGTAAATTCATCAGCACTAGACGACCACTGAGGAAGTGTAAAACGAGGGGTATTTGATACAGCCATAAAGTTCTCCTGGCGTTAATTATACAATAGATTGCATTTAGGCGATGAGTTCGTGCTCAAAAACAGTTCCAAGTGGACGAATTTTCTCTAAAAAATCAAGAATGTCTGGGTTTGAGTCGCCAACTACGAGACTGCCACCGTTGGGTGTTTCTTCAAGTTTTGTCTCAATCTTGACATTCCATACGCTCGGTACGGAATAATTGACTGTTTTTGTTCCAGTACAATAATATTTTGCTGCTGAAACGAGGGCGCTTTTGGAACCAGCGTTTAGTCCGTAATAGCCAGTGTTTATTTGCCAGCGAAAGAAGTCAGCAAGACCACTAATTTGAGTGTTGTAGCGTTCAAGCGCCCTCCATTGAACCTCGTCTGCATCAGTGTTTGCTTCTAGGGCGATGTCAACGCTGTCTATCTCCTCCCATGTTCCTGGGATGTTTTCCCAAGGAGTAGACGACGGTGAGGGGTTGGATAACTTTGTACCGACGAACTGTGCAATAAATGGGGCAAACTCGGGGAAGATTTTATCACCGTCAACAAGCGCACTATGTGTTGTGAGGTCAGTTGGGCTATACCCTTGACTAATATCTAGCGGGATAATGTCTTGGTATAGGTCGTACAACTCTCCACGCATTGCGAGTGCCGTTTCCACAAATCGCAAAAGAGAATAAGTCGGAGCGTTGACCTCGGAGTCAGATAACTGCAAGACTTGAGGCAATGTTTCGTACACGGAAAAAAACGATGGGTTATTAGTAAATTGCAGCCTTGAATAAGCAGTTGGATTAGAAATATAGACAGTCGGAGTAGTGTCCACTCCTGAAACATTTTTAAAAGTAATAGTTAAAGAAATGCCGTAATGATGTTCATCAGATGGAACCTGAACAACACCACTTCTCACTAATGTCCACTCACCTGTTGTGATTCGTGTATTAGAGAAAGTGGAAGTAATTGTTTCTTCAGGCAGGAGTGCTGCGTTCGTAATGGCGATTAACTGCATTTTGCTGGACACAGTAACGATATTGTCTGATTTAATCCAAATAAACGACTCAACATAGTCGTCTTTCATTTCATGGGTAGTAACAGAAAAAGAAGACTGCTGTTTGCCAGTTGCTTCTATCTTGTTGAAAACAACCCTAAATTCTGCTTGGTTATCACCAGTAACAGCAATGCTTCCGTCGTCCCATTTAGAGATAGTCGGAGCGTTAACAAGCGCACACAGTTCTCCGCGCCACCTATCTGTTGGTGCCCCTGAAGCCAAAAAAACAGAGTCGGCGGGTGATATTTTATTTACCGAGTACCCCATTTACACGACCGATACTGTGATGTCTGTTGTTGGCACTTCACCTTTTTTAGTGAATACAAGGTTTCCTGCGCCGTTCACTGTTGCGTTAGCGTTGCTGTAACTCACAATCGCAAGTTCGGTGACATAGTCAACGCCCGCTACTGCAGAGACCAAGGCAATCAAGCGGTTTTTGAGAAGTGTGGTAGTGAAGTCCCAGCCCGCAAAAGACATGTAACTATTGATGGCTTCTTCAACATCGGCGGTTACATTTGCTGGGGTGTATCCATCAACAATCGCTATTGATGTCGTGATGGTCGCAATTCCTGTAGTCATGTCGGCGATGGATATGTCAAGCCCAGCGATGCATAGTTCTTCTAGATTTGCCTTTAATTCATTTTTAACGCCAGTAGTTAGTGCTGTTCCATCTAGGGCACATACCGCTACCGTAAAGCAACCAACCACGCTAGTTCCAATAGTCATGTTGTCGCTTTTTGTTAAGTCGTAAACTTTAAACACAGGGACAGAGGGGTACGCGGAACGAATCTTGTTAGACACTTGTGCCGCAGTAGCCAAACCTGTATTTAGTGAGGCTAAGAACTGGGAGCCACGAGAAAAGTATTCAAAATCTGTTTCGCTGTCAGAGCCGACAAAAATGTCATCAACAAATTCTGCCTCTGCAACATCTTCTGCTGCTGAAATAACAACCAACGATTGTGTAGCAAATAATTCAGGATAAAGACCCGCATTAAGTGCAATGACATCAACTTCTGCTTCTGTTGCACCACTAGCAATAACTAAGTCGGTAAGAGTTTCAAATGCCCAAGAAATTACTGTTGTTCCGCTCACCTGCTCGTATGACACCACGGTGCCTGCAACAACAAGTCCACCCAAGTCATCAAAAGTGGTGAATTTGACTCTTCCAGTAGCAAAAGTAGACTCGTTACGGGTGAAACCCATCAACGACAGAATTCCTTCCATCAACCCATCAGGAATTCGGTTAATGGTGTTAGCCAATACCGCAGTACTGTATGACACGGCTTCAAGAATGGCGTTTTCTACTGTCCCAACTCGTGGTTCAAACTCAGGCAATGATGTTTTTGCGTAATCAACAGCCTCGTTGTAGATATCGATTGGCTCAACATCAAAGATGGTTAAATTTATGTAGTCGCTAAAATCAGGTGATGGCATGGTAACTTCCTAAGAGGTATAGGTCAGGATGGCTGAAGTTTGCTGGTCTGGACCAATCGCAAAGGATACATCTTTAATTTCAATTTCTGGGACAAACTGTTGGATTCCCTCAAAAGGGTTGATTCTGGCAAGGTTGGAAAAAGCAGGGTCAGGGATGCCGAAACTCTTCGTAATGGCAAGTTCGCCAGGTTCTGTCTGAATAACAATAGACAAAATCTGCTCATAAAACTCTTTTGAGGCGTCAACATTCAGTACGGCAGCACCGCTAACAAAAGACAAAGGCAATCTCAAAGTATCCATATCTATCTATTCTCCCACATAGTTAAGCCAGTTTCCCAAGAATGACAAGTTGGTTCAACTTGCTATCTATAAACGCCACAACAACTTTGTCCCCCTTGACTGGCGTAATAAATCCAGACGAGTTATAAGGTTTTAATGTTTTGCAAGGTCCGATGGGGCTTAGGTCATTGATACTTGGAACAAGAACCATGCAGGTCTTGAGCGTCGGGTTATAACTTTTGACAATACCCATATGGATAGATGGCTTAACCGCAGAGACATCCTCTGCCTCACTAGAGCCGTAGTCCCCAATATGGGAGAATGGGTCGTATATTCCACCACGCATAACTATTTTCCAGTCCCTGAAATTACTGTTACTTCAGCAATCTTTTGGTCTACTTTAGCCTTGTCTTCTGGTGCCATCTTTGAAACATTGGCAAAATTTATTTTGACTGGTTCTGGCTCACCAAGAGAAAAGTCCACTGAAGTAATAATATATTCACCATTAAATTGATTCATACCTCTCAGGATGACTGTCATTCCTGCTCGTAGATTACGAGCGGAAGGTCCGAAGATATTGCATGAACCTTCACCTTCTTTTACGCTTTCAAGGCTTCTTTTCATTTCGGGCATACCAGTCAGAAAGAATCTATTTTCCGTACTTGGAGTAGGGTAAATAAGGGGAATATAGTAAATGGTCTTCATGTTTGCAGCGACTGCTTTTACCCATTCTGCTTGCAATGCGTGAAGGTTTTTTGCAGCCAGAGTTGCATCGGCGTTAGTGCGATATTTGCCTAAATGTTGCCCAGTTTTACGATAGTGCTGCAATGCGACCTTGTCGCTCACAACAATACCTGGCTCTAAAACAGTAGGGATAAGAACAAATACTTTTCCTTCACTGAAGTGGATAGACCTAACCGTTGCAGTACCGCCCTTGTAACTTGCCAATGGACGGCGATTGAGATTGATATTCCCTTTTACGACAGGTATGGGTGTTTTAGGGTAGGCAGTTGTAGGTCGGCTATCCCCTACGGATTCTACGGAATCAATACCCCACTGCCCAAGAAGGAATTTGGGTGAACCAAAAAAAAGAGTGTCGTTAGAAACGAAGCACACATACTGGTTTTGGTTTGCGGCATCGCTTAAAACTTTCCAAACAGAATCACGGTTATTTTTTGTTTTAACTTTAATAACTGATTGTTTGCCTTTTACCTGCTGCCCGATAAATCTAAGACCAAACTTTTTTGCTACTTTTGCAGCAAAATCATAACCATTAGCAGCGCGAAGGTTTTGAGGAGAAAAGTCATTTTTCATTTCATGAAAAACTTTGTCTCTAAAGTTTAATTTAACACTTGCACCAAAACCCTCCCCATCGGAGACACTGATTTCAACAAGAATGAATGGCTCATAGCCAGAAACAGTTATCCCTGACCCAACAAAAAACATAGACCCAAGTTGAAAATAGTCTTTTTTCAACATCTGTTTTTCTTCGTCAAACAGTTCAATTTGCAAATCAGCGCCAGCGTCAATTGTGTAATTGAGCGACATGCTCGTCACTGCATGAGTTACCTCATGCTCGGTATCTGTACTGTCAAGAAGAAAAACTCGTTGCAGTTGAGAATCAAAAGTACTAATCATTGGTCATGTTGCCTTGAGCATCAGTATAATTTGAATTACCTTTAGTAATCACTGACCACAAACCCAACGCCTTGTTAACTAATTTTTTATCTTTATCCTTCTTTGATACAGGTTTAGGTTTTTTCAATTTAGGAATATTCACAAGTTCAACCAACGGGTTGTTGTTTTCGATAAAAGTAATACTTGCTGTTGCCTGCGATATTTCATTTTTTTCGTTGCGGCGCACACTACTAAAAGTCAATTCAGCAATTTTGAAACGGATACCAGCAACTTTGTTTTTACCCGTAATGTCATTACGATAAATACGAGGCACGGTCATCATGCCGTCGAAGTTGCTGAACTGCACATCACGGTCAGACATTCCAGCCATATTTCTCAACTGCTTCATATCATTATCGACACTGCCAACAATCCCATCACCAACACGGGCGATTGTAAATTCAAACGAAACTTTTAACAACCTGTGAGCCTTGAATGCAATAAGTGGAGTGGTACCAGGGCGAGGTATTTCAACAACTTCGTCCGCTAAACCATCATAACTAATTGCTATAGGAGCAAAAGGAAAAAAATACTCATAGTCGTCGTAGTTTTGCTTTTTAACAAAACTCATTCGTGGAGCAACTAATTGCAATTGAGCACTATCAAGTGCCGCCAAACCCTTAAACTTTTCTTCCGATGTTCCTGTAAAGTCCTTAATGTATGCAATACGGATTGCTGAGTTGTCATACGAATCTTTATAACTAGAACTAAATGGTTCCCCGCGAAGCCTTGCCTTAATTGTATCTATGTTTGTGTAGGTAGTCATTAGCGGTCGAATGCTCCTTTAGGTACAACCCGCCCATTTGTTTGGCGTTCCGTATAATTAGACTGTGTTGCCGCGATTGCTGCAGCAATCTTCTTGATTGACGCCTCATCCAATACGCCAGATACTGCAATAGATGTGTTGTTAACATTCATTGATTGATTACCCGCAAAAACTGGTGCTGTTATTCCCACTCCTGCACCTCCAACAAAAGCAGACTTGCCTGTTTTGTTCGCATCATTTAGTACTCTTTCACCATTTGCTGTGGTGTATGTGTATTTACCTGGGTCTGTTGCTGTAGCGGATGCGTTTCCTCGCCCTATCCCCTCCACTAGTTGATTAGAGGATACAGAACCACGCAAGTATGCATTGATTCCTTCATCGACGGCATTCATACCCGTTCCGCCACTAACTGCTGCTGCTTGCGCCACAAGAAGTCTTGCCTGCGATTCGGTCAGAAGTCCCCCTGAGGCATCAGAAAGAAGAGTTGCTTTAGCGTTTAATTCGCCAGTTTTTGTAATCTGTTCAAGAAGAACACCATAATCGTCAAGACGAAGGTCGGCTATTGCTTGATTAATTTCAGGGGCTACCTTTTCAAGAGCACCACCAACCTTCATTTGTTCCTTGAGGTTTTCTTCCGAAGCCATCATGGCTTTATAAACATTGCCACCAGTTTTTACAAGGTTGTACTGAAATTCTTTCTTCAAGAAGTCAGTAATAGACCCCATGTCTGTCGCGCCACCAGCAATCTTGCGGTATGCGGCATCAACATCTTTCATCGCCCCAGCGGCTGCTTTCCACGAATCGTACATCAACAAGCGGGCTTCAAGAAGTTGCTGGTTAAAGTTATCAAAAAGTGTTCCGACAACTTCAGTAGCATCAAGACCCTTATTTTTAATAATGTCAAAAATGTTCTCTACAGACTTTGTTCCATCTTGTGTCCCTTGTTCCTTGAAGTACTTATTCATTTGGTCGGTATCTTCACCAAAGAATAGTTTAAACTTGGAAGCATTTTGGTTGTAGACATCAATACGCTTTTGTTGTGCTTCTAGGTCTTTTCTGCGCTTTTCCATTTCACCAGCAGAAATTCCACCTTTGTCAAACTGTGCTTGTGCCAATTTAAGAGCAGCAGTAAGTGATTGACCCATTGCTTCAAGGTCGCCATCTTTTACAGCATCGTCAATCCCTGTAGTCAGGTCATCAACAATTTTATTCGCAGCCTTGCGAGCGGCTTTTTTAGTTCTACCAGCAGTCAGGAATCCAGTCACTGCGCCAGTAATACCACCAATAGCGGCACCGACAGCAACGCTCAAACCAAAAGTAAATGGTGCAAATATCGCACCAACCGTTGCGCCTATAGCAGCGCCGCCTGCTGCACCAACGCCAGCAGACATCGTTCGTGATTTAATAGAGTCATCCCGATTAAATAGATAGTCACCACTTAATTTTCCACTGACAAGACCTCCAATTAAAGGCAAGATAGCAGTAGCGGCAGTCGCCGCCGTTGAGGCTCCTGCTGCACCAGCACCTCCTGCGCCCGCACCACCTGCGCCCGCACCACCTGCGCCAGCCCCTCCACCCAAGAAAGGAATTTTGCCTTTAACCTTACTCATCAAGTCTTTTGCTTTGCTGAATCTCTTGAATTGATTACCAGGTCCACTGTTGTTATTCATGACCCAAACTTTTTGAACCTTAACAGCCGCACCAAGTTTTTTCTCAAGATACTGCATTAAATAAAATTTCTTCATTAGCATAAACAAAATGATTAAACCAGAAATTGCCCTACCAATTGTCCCAAACTTGTCGCCGATAGTTTGAATAACTTTTACAACGCCAGTCATAAGTTTGAGCAGTAACTCAACAGGCTTAAAAAGCAAAGTGATGATAGGAAGCACATCCATTGCTGCCTTGAGGAACAAAAGGAACTTCTCATGAAGAAGCCCCATGATTGCGCCAAGACCGCTCACAAAACCTTTAAGGTTGTCTCCCTCGGCACCCGTCAATAGGTCTGCGAGATACTCAAGCGTTTCAACAAAACTAGATGCAACACCGCCCCCAATTTGACCAAAAATATCAAGAAGTACTTGACCAGCATCCGTAAGGGGGCGCATGAAATCTTGAACTTTCTCAAAAGTTGCCCGAATGCCCTTAAAGAATTCCATCATTTTTCCAAATGAACTGGAAGCAGAATTCAAGTCTCTAGTTAAAAGATTTCCGAGCCACAGTGAAGCCTTCCTTAAAAGGTTAACCACAGTCTCAAGTTTTGACTCTGTGCCCATGCCTTGAACATTGCTTGTAATACGAGTCAGTAACGCAGAAATAATTGGTTCAATCTTGTGAAGAGTATTGGTGACACCTTGAAGCATTGGTTCACCAATAGAAGCGAACTGACCCTTCAGGTTGCCCATCATTGTTTTAAGCGTCCCCACAAGGGTGCTGTTCAGCCCCTGTAGTCCACCACGGTATTTAGCAAAGGTTTCACCAAGTTCGCCCTTCTGCGCTGCTTTAGCAAAGTCGGCGTAAGTTTTGATTCCGAGTTTTCCAGACTCTTTAAGAATCTTTTCAAACTCTGGTCCAAGTTCTTTAGCAGCCGTGGTTACGGAATCATTGACCACTCCTGCTTTCTGGTAAGCGGCAAGGAACTTAGCAAGAGAATCGCTTTGCTTCTCTAGGTCTCCACCATTGCTTGCTGTGTAGTCGCTCAAGGACTTAAAAACGCCAAGGGTCTCACCAGTGACTGGCCTCTGCTTGCTGAGCGTTCCAAAAGCCGCAGTCAATCCCTTCGCACCAATAATTGCAAGTTGCGAATCTTGCGTGAACATCTTCATTGCGCCAGATGCTTCAGTTATTTTGTCTGTACCTTCTAAAGTCCCAGAGTCCGCGTAAAGACCAGCGTATTTTGCTGAATTTATCTGTTGCTGTGCGGCTAAAAATACAGCGGCTGCAGCGGCTGCAGCAAGCAAGCCGCCAGAAAGCATATTTAAAGCCCCTTGATAAATTTTTGCCACACGAGCGCCAGATTTGAACATCAAAGTAGATAAAGCGAGCGTCCCAGCGGCAGCGAGAGCCTGAATTGCCATGCCCTTGAACGCTAATTTGCCAAGTTTTTCAATTCCTTTAAACAACTTATGAGTGATGTCTATTAACTGATACTTGGTACTTAGTAAATACTTGAGGCTTTTTGTATTTTTATTGTGAGATGGGACTATGTCATCTACTGTTTTTTTTGTTCTTTTTACAGAATCCGCAACATCGTCCTCAGCCCCAGCAAGGCTTTTAAGTGACTTACTGTGCTTATCAGATGTTTTGGAGCAGTCGTCAACACTCCTACATAATGCTTCTAATTCAGCCTTAACCCTCGCAATGGCAGCGGTATCGGCGTCAACATTAATCCTGATTGTTGTCACAAGAACTCCATCAAAGGAGAAACGGACTAACGGCCACGGCGCTTCTCTGCCTCTTCAGCATCTTTTTCTCGTTGCTGTGCTATAACTGTAGCACACGCAAGGCGTATCATCCATTCAGTATCTGAACAGTTTAAGATTTGTATTGGGTCAACATGAAACAACTCACCCAACTGAGCCGCCGTCTTAATGACGGGGTCTTCAACTAGTTCGTCGAAGACCGCACCGTGGGGTCCACGGTTTCTACTGAATCGCCGTATCCAGCAGCCTCCATGATTGCAACAGCGGCTGCCTCGACATGTGGCTCAAGACCAAAAATAGCGATAACAGCATCAGGGATAGGGCGAACAGCACTCAGCATCTCAAGGATTTGGGGTGAAGCAAAAGTTACATCAAAACCATTTTCGTCTTTGGCGACTTCGCCATTAAACAAAATACCTGTCGTGGAATGACCAACAACTGTTGCCGCAAACTTCAAAGTATCCAAACCTTGCTTGGAATCTTCGCCACAGTTGCGACGCCATGACTTGATTTGATTCTGTGTGATGTTTGGCGAAATGCGCAAACTAACACCAGGGC